TGCATCACGGGCGTGTGAGCGCCGAATTCCGCCGGCTTCCCTCGTGAGTCGGGCGCGAGCGTAGGCGGCGGCGTAACTTCGCGCTCAGCAGCGTTCTCGCTCATAGGAGAAAACCCCGCTGCATGACGGGCGTGTGAGCCGATTTCGCGGCCCCGTCTAGCCCTTGTTCTTCCACGCTTTCCACTTCTAAACCGTTGTCGCGCTTGAGCTTCTTTCGCGCGGCTGTCTTGCTGATGCGTAGTCAGCGCACATCACCGCACATTGCCGAACTTCAGCATTTAGCGTAACTTCGCGGCGTTCCTTTTTTCGGAACCTACGCCAAGCGTAGGTTTCCCGCTGACTGGCCGCCGTGATCACGTTCGACGCTAGAACCGCCAAGGCTCTCAAAGCCGGCGATCATCTCACGTTCCCGGAAGCCCCAGGCCTGCGCCTGGAGGCCTCGCGCACCCGGCGCACGTGGACCTACCGCTACAAGTCGCCCGTCGATGGGCGCATGCGCCAGGTGCGCCTGGGGCATTGGCCGGCCATGAGCGCGGCTGCGGCGGTGGTCGAATGGGAGAAGCGTCGCCAGGAGCGCGACGCGGGCGATGACCCTGCAGCCAAGCGCCGGGAGGCGCGGCAGGTCGACCAGGCGCGCCGCGCCCAGGTTCGCCACGCTGCCGCCCAGGGCGGCTACACCGTTGCAGACGCCTGTACGGACTACATCGAGGGCTACCTGCGCAAGGCGGCATCCAAGAAGTACGCCTATGAGGCGAACCGGATGCTCACCACCATGCTTGGCGACCTGGCCGCGCGCCCGCTGGCCAGCGTGATGCGCGCGGATGCTTTCGGCCTCATCGAGAGCTACAGCGGCATCCCGGTGCAGGCCGGAAAGCTACGCCAGCTGCTCGGCGCGGTATGGGATCGCGCGATCGACGCCGGCCGCGTGCCGGACGACACGCCCAACTGGTGGCGCCTGGTGCTGCGGGGCAAGCTGCGCAGCAAGGGCAAGCGCATCGCCGGCGAGCACGTGGGCACCGCCAAGCGCGTGCTGAGCGACGACGAGGTGGCCGAGCTGCTGCCCTGGCTGCCCAACTTCACCGCGCTCATCCAGGACGTGCTGGAGCTGTACCTGTGGACCTGCTGCCGCGGCTCTGAGATCGTGGCGATGGAGCGCAGCGAGATCTCCGAAGAGAGCGACGGCCTGTGGTGGACGATCCCCAAGGCCAAGCAGAAGGTGGAGCGCCACGAGCGCGCCGAGGATCTGCGCGTGCCGCTGGTGGGCCGCGCCGAGGCCGTGGTGCGCCGCCGGCTGCTCAGCGAGCCGGGGCAGTGGTTGTTCCCTTCGCGCAAGGGCGACGTGCCGCACGTGCAGCAGAAGGTGATCCAGGTGGCGGTGTATCAGCACCAGCCGTATTCAGAGAGCCGGCCTGAGTGGGAGCGGCCGCGCCTGCCGGTCACGCGCTGGGCGCCGCACGACCTGCGCCGCACCGGCCGCACGCGCCTGGCCGCGCTGGGCTGCCCTGATGCGGTGGCCGAGGCGATCCTGGGCCACATACCGCCCGGCATCCAGGGCGTCTACAACCTGCACCGCTATGACCAGGAGCGCCGGCAGTGGCTGGCCAAGCTCTCGGCACACTGGGAGCGCCTGGCGCAACGAAAACGGCGCCCGCAGGCGCCGTCGAAGTGAGGCGGGATCATGGTCGTGGCCCGGGCGGCTCCAGCGCGCTCGGCTCGCTTGTCGCCCGTGGGCGGGCAAACCGGTCCACCGGGCCGAGGGATGGCCGCGGTGGCGCCGGCGGCGCAACGGTCGCGCGCACGTGGCCGCGGCTAGGGTCGATGATCCCGTTGACGCAGGCGACGACGAGGACCGCGAGCAGCACGATGAGCGTCAGGACCATCGCCAGGAGAATGCCGGCCTCCAGCAGCTTGAGCAGCGCCGCGACGATCGGATCGAGCTGGTAGCTGATCACCGAGAACCAGTGAGCAATATCGTCCATGAGGGGCTCCTATGCGGCCTTGCGGCGGCCGCTGGTGTTGGCGGGGGGCAGCTTGGTGGAGACGGGCCGGTTGTAGGCCCAGGCGCGCAGCTCGTCGACCAGGTAGCCCACGCGGCCGGGCGACAGCTCGCGCGGGGGCGACAGCTCGCCGGTGACCACCATGCGCTGCACGGTGGCCGTGCTCAGCGAGAGCATGGCGGCCGCCGTCTGCAGGTCGACGTAGATCGGCTCCACGTGGATCGGCGCGGCAGCGCGCGTGCGAGGGGTGGGCTGCTCGTTCATGCGGCCACCTTCAGCTGCTGCAGGCGCGCGGCTTCGTCGGCCGTCTTCTGCACCCGGCGCTCGCTCCACTCGGCGGCCTCGGCGGCCGTGGGCTGGTCGACGAGCGCGGCCAGCTGGTCCATCACCTCCACGCCTTCCTTGGCCAGCTGATACTCGGGCCCGCTGAAGCCGACCTTGCCGGTGCGGCCGAAGCGCTCGACGACCCGCGCGAGCACGTCGAGCTGGGCCGCCATTTCCGGCTCGCCGATGCCCAGCTTGACGGCGACGCGGTGCCACGTGAGCACGCCGCCGAAGGCGCTCCAGAGCGTGCCGGCGTCGGCCTGGCCGCGCGAGATCGCGTCGAGCTGCTCGATGTGCACGATGCTGAGGTCGCGCACCTGCTCGGGCGCCAGCTTGGGCCGCAGGCCGCGCGGGGGTAGCGGCTGCACCACCTTGCGCTTGCAGTGCTTGCGGCTCATTGCAGGCTCCCCTCGGGCACGGCCGGGTGCTCGGTGGCCTTGCGCACATCGTCGATGACCGCGAGTGCGGCGGGGTGACCGATGTGGGCCTGCATCATCCCGCTCAGTGAGCTGAGCACTGCGTTCCAGAACAGTTCGCAATCTTGCGGCGGCAGGCTGCGGCCGCTGGCGATGAGGATCGGCAGGCATGCGGTAGCCGTGTCCATGCCGAGCTGGTAGGCCGGAGGAAAGTCGGGGGCGACGGGGCGAATCGTGTTCATGCTTCGCCTCCCTCGGGGTTCGCGGGCGTGGCGAAGGGCCACTTGCTGCTGGGGTCGGTGACCTTGGGCGACGCCTCCTGTGGAGCGTTGACGATCGTTCCCCAGTCTGCGCTGGGCGCGGGGAAGCTGACTTGGCCGGCCTTGGTGGCGGCGCGATCAAGTCGCTCGATCTCGGCGAGGATCAGGGCTGCGGCACGAACGAGGTCTTGGCGCTGGCTCTTGGGCTTCCACCACTTCATGTGCCATGGCCACCGCATGCCGGGCTCAGAGAGCGCCACGTATTCGGATGCCGGAATTGATACAGGCCGATGAGCCCAGGTCGCCGCATTGCGGGCGTAGCACGCCGCTGCAAGGGCTAATGAACCGTCGGCGTGCCTGTCGTCATGCTTGGGCGTCCAGCCTTCGACGGCTACCTGACGCTGACGCTCGGCCAGAACGTCGTGTGCCGCCTCAGAGGGTATATAAGCCACTGAAGGGCGACCGTCGAGCATGGACTTGTAGAGAGCGGCGACGCATTCGGCGGACTCTCTGCAGGAATATGGCCAACCCTTCCTCGCGCAAACTGCAGTTATGAGCGCGTCCCACGCGGCCGATTCAAAGCCAGCGATTTGCATTTCCGTCGTCGGGTCCGCTGGCGTCAGTACGAGCCTGTGCGGCGCAATCGGTTCTCCCGCCGCCTGGGTGGCGAGAGCTTCGTCAATGCGTGGCAGCAATTCCCCCGGCAGGTCATCGTCGCGGGTGAAGCACTTGCGAACCTCGTCCAGTAGGGCCGCCAACGCCTCGGCTGTCTTGGTGGTCGTGCTCATGCTGTTACGCCCTCCTGCGACTGCTCAGACCGTTCGGCCGGCACCTCGCCGGCGGTCACGCCGGCGTCGTCGGTCTGTTCTTTGCCGGCGTCAGCCGGCGGGTCTTCGCCCGGCAGATCGAGCGCAGCCTGGATCTCGGCGGCCAGGGCCGGGTCCACGCGCTTGACCTTCGCCTTGGCCTTCTTCGCCTTGGCCGGCGCCGGCGCAGCCGAAGCATCGTCGCCGGACCCATCCGCCGCCCCTTTCTGCGCGCGCGCAGCAGTGGATGGGGTGGGGGCGGGTTCGGCGTTCGGGTCTTCGGGGTCGATACCGTAGGCCTGGCACATCAGCTCGCGGTCGTGGAGGGTCGTGGCGCCGGGCCAACCGCTGCCTTCCTCCATGGCCATGATGATGAGCAGCGCGGCGAGCTGGTTGCCGTTGAGCTGATCGATGGCGTCCATGAAGGCGTCGCGCTCAACCAGGTCGCCGGGCAGCCCGAACAACATGAGCACGCGCGCCGAAGGCACATCGCCCAGCTCGGCTTCGCGGGAAATGAGGCGCTTCAACTCGGCGGTCGTGCGAGGGCCGGCGATCACCTTGCGGTAGATGGCGAGGCTGATCTCTTGCCAGTTGTCGCGCAGGTCGACGCGAGCGTCGGGTAGCTCAGCCCCTTCGTCGGGGCCGGAGGTCAATTTGAAGTCGGGCCGCGTCTCGCCGCGGGCCTTCATCACCCACGCTTCGACCTGCTCCAACTCCTCGTCGGTGATGCAGTCGTGGAACTCGCCCGTATGCGGGTCGCGGATGATCGTGAGCTTGGGCGCCGCATCGCCCATTTGCGCGAGCACTTCGCGAAGCGGGATCGTGTCATCACCGCCCTTCGGGTCGTCCAGCTGCCGAGAAGCCAGCTTCGTGTGGTCCTTGATGTAGTAGCTGCCGAAGGGCATCAGCTCCTTGGCCGCGTCACCGTCGATGACCTTGTGCCCGGCCTTGCGTGCTGCGGCCGTGTGCTGCTGCTCCCATGCGCCCTTCTTGAGCGTGTAGCAGTCGCCATCGAGGCACACGTCCTCGTCGAGCACGTCGCGCAGGTCGGCATCGTTGCCTGCGCGCTTGGGGCAGGTTGTACAGGCGCCTACAGTCTTGAGCAGCTTCTTGTCGGTGCTGTCGAAGGGCGCGGCGCTGATCTTGATGTCGAACATGCTGCGCAGCGTGCGCTTGGCCTCGCGCGAGCTGAGCCAGCGCGTTTCCTCGGCCGGGAAGCCGTCAACGGTGTCACGAACGCGCAGCCGCTGGAGCGCCAGCCGCTGCAGCTCGGGCTTGGGCAGGCGCGCCACCTCGATCGCGGTTTCCGCGGGCATGCCGTGCTGCAGGCAGGCCTCGCGCAGCTCAGGGCAGCCCTTGGCGAGCTTGAGGCGCTGGTAGACGTAGGCGCGGCTCTTGCCGACCTCGGCGGCGATATCGTCGGCGCTCATGTGGTGCGCGAGCTGCAGGTGTGCGAAGCTGTCGGCCTCCTCCACCACGGTCACGTCTCGGCGCTTGCTGTTCTCGTGGGTCTGTGCAATGGCGGCCTGCTGGTCGGTCATGTCGCGCACGATGGCGGGCACGGCCTCCAGGCCGGCCAGGCCGGCGGCGCGATAGCGGCGGTGGCCGAACACGATCTCGTACTGCAGCATCACGTCGGTCTGCGCGTCGGGCAGCGGGCGCACGACGATGGGCTGCATCACGCCCTGCAGCTGGATGGACTCGGCGAGTTCGAGCAGGTCGCCTTCGTCGTAGGCCTTGCGGGGGTTGAACGGTGACTCGCGCAGCGCGGTCAGCGGGATCTGGATGATCTGTTCCATGGCGGGCTCCGGGTCAGCGGGTGGGAGGCAGGCGGTCGGGGTCGATGACCGGCCAGTCGATGGGGGCGGGGATGAAGTGCTCGCGCGGGGCGAACACGGTGTCGGCGAAGTCGTCGCTGGCGGTGCTGGGGGCGTAGACGCCGCCGGGCGCAGGCGCCGGCATCGGGCGCGTTGGCACGGCCCAAAACCGCCGGTCGGAGTGCTCGGGCTTGGTGGCGTCGGCCATGGGCGTGACGACGTGCAGCACGGTGACGCGCCACGCCTGCCACGGGCGCCACGGCCACGAGAACAGGCGCTCTCGCCAGGTGCGCCGCGTGCGCATACGGTAGGTGGTGCGGTTGACGCGCTCGTTCATGCCGCGATCCCCCGTTGGCCGAGCACTTCGAGCACGCGGTTGATTTCCGCCTGCAGGTGGTCGAGCGTGCTGTCGTTGTGGATCTCGGCGTCGGAAGTCAACGCTTCGTGGCGCTCGCTTGCGTGGTCGGCTGTGCCGGGCTGCATGCGCGGAACGCCGGGACGATGCACGCGCACCACGTGGCCACCGAGCATGCGCACGAGCGCGGCCTCGTTCGGCATGCGCACGTCGGTGATGACGATGTCATGCCGGCCCGCGCCAAGCTGGTACTTGACGAAGGCGTGCACCTGGTTGACCCAATAGGCGGGGTCTTGAGCGCGGCGGAACTCCGTGCCCCAGTGCTGCATGAGCCAACGCGGCGAGCGGGGGTCATACAGGCTGTGACCGTTGTGCACCGCGAAGCGAAGGAACTGCGCGTTTTGGCACATGCCGATCGCGAGCGAGCCGAGTGGCAATTCCTTGGCGTCGCGGTCGGTCAGCAGCTCGTAGTTGACGCCCCACGCCTGGCAAATCTCGCGCCGAAGCGCATCGGCGAAGGCGACCGAAATGAACCCGCAGCGCTGCATCAGGGTCGCGCACGTGTCTTTGCCGGCGCCGGCGTGGCCCGTGAGGCCGATGATTCGGTTGCCGCGCATCAAGCGGCCTCCCGTTCGCGCTCGACCAGCCTGCCCTCGCGGCACGCCGCGGCCCTGAAGGCGTCGGCGCTGGCGAAGTGGCGGCGCATCGAGAAGAACACGAGGCCGACCTGGTCGCGCGGCGGGGCCGAGCGCATGTCGGCGTCCAGCTCGGGCGCGAGCTTGGTCACGTCGAAGATGACGAAGCTGCCGCTGCCGATGGGCAGCGCGCGCAGGAACGGCTCGGGCATGTCGTGCGCCCACACCGGGTGAATGACCTGCATGCTGCCGTCAGGCCAGTGCAGTTCGTGCTGTTGGGAGATCACTTCGCGCGCACCGTCGCGCACGATGATCTTGTGGTCGATGAGCATGGTTCCCTCCGTGGGGTCTAGTCGTCGCGCTCGCCGGCGGCGGCGCGTTTGCGGTCACTGGTGGATGGGGGGCGCAGGGTCAGGTGCGCCAGAGGTGGGGGATCGGGGCGGACAACGACGGGGCGCACGACCGTGACCGGGTGCACATGGCCGCCGTTGGCGATGACGCTGGCGGCCAGGTGGAGAAGCCGGCTGCGGATGGGGTGATCGAGCACGGCGGTCACGTCGTCGGGCCAGTCGCGGTGCTTGCGGCGCAGCTCGGCGAGCGCCTGCTGCAGTTGCTCGGGCGTGTGCTCGCGGGCCATGGCCGGCGCCTGCTCAGAGCTGGCGATGCAGCGCGACCAGGCGCTGCAGCTCCGATTGCCGGTCGGCGACGTAGCCGCGCCAGAGCGCGAGCTGCCGCGGCGCGCACCGGATTTCGTTGGCGAGGCGGTCGGCGTCGTCGGTGGCGGCCTGGATGCGGTACTGCACCCAGCGGATGCGCGCGGCGACGAAGGCGCGTGAGGCGATGCGCTTGATGCGCGGGGCCTGCAGGTGCAGCGTGGCGATCGCGGCGAATGCGAGCGCGGTGAAGGCGATGCGGGTCACAGCGGAAACCTCCTCTCAGCGGAAGCGGGAAGGAAAACGAGGCGACGGCAGGCCCAGCACCAGTCGGCGTCGAGCTTCTGGCGCTTGCAGACGGGGCAGGGTTCGAGGCCCACGCAGCGGGGGCACGAGCAGCCGTCCGGGTGGTTGGCGATGGGGTCGGGCTCGCGCTGTGCGGGAGCGGGTAGCGCACTCATAGCGGACACCCGGTTGGCACGATGTCGCCGAAGTCGTCGGTGACGCCGTCGAGGAAGACGGCCTTGCCGAGCAATTGCGTGCCGGCGCACCAGAAGCGGCGATCGAGCGAGAAGCGCCACCAGAAATAGGCGCCGCATTCGGCGCAGTCGTCGACGATGTAGATCGGTGTGTTGCCGTGGCGCATGCCAGGGACGCGACCGTCAGCGGTGAGGCGCGGCTTGCGGCTGCGGGGCGCACGGGTAGTAGCGGCGGCCATGTCAGCGCACCGGCGGATCGAGCGGCGTGCCGGGCTTGACGCACACCGGGCGCTGATGCGCCTGGTCGAACTTGAGCGCGCCGCCTTGGCGGTCGCACTGCCGGCGCAGCTCCTCGTTGCGCTGGCCGTCCGCGTAGACCACCCAGGCCGTGCAGAGGATGGCCAGGATGGTGATCAGCGTGGAAAGCCTGCTGGGCGGGGTTGTGCAGGCGTCTGAACTTTCGGGCGAATTGGGCATTTCGGTCCTAGCTCCTCGTGGTGACGCGGACTCTAGGACAAAAACTTACCAACGGTCAAGTACCGAAAATTACCAAAGGTGCGACGGAAGCCGTGCATCCTTCAGCCTGGGAGGCATCAGATGACTGCAAATGCACAGGTGACGGGGAAGGGTTGGAAAGGCTTGCCGTGGGGCGGCATCGCCTGGGGTGTCGCGGTGATCGTTGGCCTGGGGGTCAACGCTGGATGGCTGCTCGGCGGATCGCGCCCGGCGGCGCCGATGCCGCACGTCGAGACCTTTGAGGACCGCGCCTTTTCGGCGAAAGTCACCTGCAAGAACCTGGTGCTCAAGCAGCTGCACGACCCGGACAGCGCTGAGTTCGAGCCGTTGAGCGACTACCCGCTATCGGTGCGCGCGAATGACCTGTTCCAGGTGCAGGTGCTGCTGCGGGCCAAGAATGGCTTTGGCGCCTATCGCAAGACGGTCGTGGAGTGCGACCTGCGCCACCGGCCGGACGGCTGGGGCGTGGAGTCGGTCAGCGAGGTGCGCTAGTTCGCCTTCTTCGAGGGATCGACCTCGAAGGTGTCCAGCGCCTTCATGTAGTTGGCCAGGCGCTCACCAGCGAACACTGCGGCTGAGCGCTGCAGCTTGAACCGCAGGTATTCCACGGCTTCGTGGCGCTCTGCGGGCGGCAACTGCTCGATCGCCTCGCCGATGACCAGTGCCTTGGTGTCGACCGGCTTGTTCCACTTCAGGCCGCGGCCGGTCATCAGCCACTCGTAGTTGACCTGTGCAAGGCGCGCCAGCTTGATCGCGACCGTGGTCTCAGGGAAGCCTTCACCGACGAGCCACCGCCGCGCAGCCTTGGGCGTGACGCCCATGAGGCGGCCAAGCTCACTTTGACGGCCGCGCTCGGGCAGTCGCATATCGGTGCAGATCTCGTCCACCCGCTGGGCGAAAGCCTTCAGCTCGGCGTCGTCGGTGCTCGGTGCAGCCATACGCAGAGCGTAAGGTGAACCGTAAGTAAGTTTTCCTCCTTGACCGACGGTAAGTTTCGGTCCCAAAATGGGTGGCATGCGGCTATCCATCTACCTCAAGGCTGAGCGCGGCCGAACGCAGCACATTGCGGAGTTGCTCGGCGTGTCGCCGTCGCTCGTGTCGCAATGGGCGGCAGGCAAGAAGGCGATACCGCCCGAGCGCGGCGCGGAGCTGGAGCGGGCCACCAATGGCGATGTGCCGCGCTGGGACCAGCGTCCACACGACTGGTGGCGCATTTGGCCCGAGCTGGTGGGGTCGCCTGGTGCGCCTTCATTGGGTCAGCTCGAAGCCGCTGGGCCGGCGAGCGCGGGCGCTTCCCACGTGCTCCAGCCACACCTCGACGCGCAGCCGAGCGGGCCCGCGCCACTCGTGGATGACCATGTACACGCCCCAGGCGCTGGTGCTGCTGAGATACACGACCTCGCCGACGCGCGGAATGGGAGCGCCCACGGGCAAGGGGTGCGGCGCGCGCCGGCGCTGGGGCAGGAAGGGCTTGTCGTGGTCGGGGACGCACAGGCACACCTCCACGACGAGGCCGTTGCTGGTCGCGCTGCTGCTGCTCACGGCGACTCAGCAAGCGAACGCCGCGGCAGCGAGCGCCGCGAGCTGTCGACCGCGCCGCACGAGGGGGCGGTGTGGTTGGCCGTCGCGCCGCATGGCGAGCGGCGTGAAGGGGCAGATCGCCGGCGCGAGGGTCGCGCGCGGTGATGTCAGAGCAGATCGGTTCCCACCGCGCGCAGCTCCTGCAGCCTGCGCTTCAGCCTGGCCTGCGTCTGCAGCAGCACGTCCTCCTGCAGCTCGCGCAGGGAGGTGTCCGCAGCTTCCGCCGCCGCTGCCGTGACGATGGTCACGGCCGTGTCGCCCATGGTCAGGTGAAGGCTGATGCGAAGTCGGCCTGGGTCGGCCGGCTCCACGATGAAGTGGTTGTCCAAAGTAATCGCCCGCTCTGGTTACGTGGTGTTGCAGATGCGGATGATGGGACAGGCAGCCCCGTGGTGGTGCATGAAGGATTTCACTCGGCGGCCTGCTGCGTCGGCAATTCGTCACGCGTGCGGCTGTCATGCAGCTTTCAACCTCGCCGGCGTTGCAGTGCCATGCCGGTGCCGTGCTCGCACAGGGCGCGAGCGGGTCGGCATCTCCTCCGACTGACAGGGCGGTGCCAGCGGTTGCCGGCGGGGTGCTTTTCTCACACGACGCTTGCATGGTGCCTCAGCGTAGGCGCCCAGCGAGCGCGAGTCCACGGCAACGATCGGAGGGATTTGCCATGCAGGGCGTGATGCTGGCCGCGCGTGCGGTCGTGCAGGAGTTGGGCGGCGTCGACCAGGTCGCGCGCGCGCTCGGAAAGAACCGCTTCAGCTTGTCGCACGAGCTGAACCCGCGGGCCGAGGGGCACAAGCTGGGGCTGGAGACCGCGGTGCAGATCGACCAGTTGCACGGGCAGGGGCGCATTGCCTCGGCCTTCGCTGCGGCTTGTGGCGGGGCCTTCGTGCCGGACGCATCGGCCGAGGAGCCGGCCGAGCTGGACACGGTGGCGCATACCGCGCGCATCGCACGCGAGTTCGCCGACGTGCTGCGCGAGGTGAGCGAGACCACGCGCGAAGGCAGCGTGAGCGACAACGACCTGATGCGCGTGCGGCGCGAGACGCTGGAGCTGATCGGTGCGCTCAACGGGATGCTGGTGCACCTGGGCGCGTTGAACCATGCCGGCAAGCCGGCGCAGCTGCGGGGTGTCGCATGAGTCACGTCACGCTGACGGTGTCGGTCGACACCGAGCAGGTGCAACGGGAGATGGCGCTACTTGCCCAGCTTCCGAAGGCTGTCTTGGAAGTCCTTGATAGCCTTCTCCGCGCCGGCCATCCCCTGATCGAACTTCGAGAGGTTGACGGTGGTGGTGGCGCCGCAGGTGCAGGTGAGCTGCGGCTTCGTGCGGAGCTGACCGATCGTTACCGAGAACTTCTTGGTGCAGGCTTGGCAGGGAATGTTGACGCGATGTGCGTTGGCGTTCAGGAAAGTCATGGGTGCCTCCTCGTGGGTGGTGGTGAAGGTGAGAGTTCACAGCCTACCGCGAGCGAGGCACCCGCTCAAAAGGGAGCGGCCACGTGATGCCGGCGGAATCAGGCCGGCCGGTCGGGGAGATTCGCCGGGCGCTGCTCGATGCGCTGGAGGATCTGACCGAGGAGCGCGCCAAGGTCGGCATGCCGTTGCCCGGCGCTACGTGTCGCGAGATCGCCGCGCGCGCATGCGTGGGCCTCAAGGCGGCGCGGCAGACGCTGGACAACATGGCGCGCTCCGGCGCTGTGCTGGTCGTCGACAGAGTGCAGGGCGACTTGGGTCGGCCGCAGAACCTCTACGCACCACCGCCGGCCATCAGTGCTCACGCCGAGCTGACTTCGTTGCATCAGGTCCGTTCACTGACCGCGACCTAGTGCGCGCACGAGGAGCACAACAAGAATGAGGAGCAATCGAGGGCGCGATAGCGCTCCGATCGACTTCGTCGGCCTGGCGAAGGCGCTGGCCAACCGCTCGCGCGAGTTTTGCGAGCGGTGGTTGCCCTACGGCCACGAGCGCAATCGGCGGTGGTATGTGGGCGATTTCGACGGCGGTGCCGGCGAGAGCGCCAACGTCAACCTGGACACCGGCCAATGGATCGACAACGCCGCGCCGCAGGAAGACGTGGGTGGCGACCTGATCAGCCTGTATGCACGCATCCACGGCCTGGCCAACGGCAAGGCGGCGCGCGAGCTGATGGACTGGCTGGGCTGGGCGCACGACGATGTGCAGGCGCCTGTACGCGAGGCGCCGGCGAAGGCCGCTGATGCCGCGGAGCCCGCGCCAGCAGGGAAAGAAGGGCGATGGCAGCCGATCGCGCCGGTGCCGCCGAAATGCCCGCGGCCACAGTCGTTCCGCTGGGGCTACTACGACAAGAAGGGCGGCCGGCGCATCGAGCTGGATGCCGTCAAGGTCTGGCCGTATGAGTTCGAGGGCGAGTTCTACGGCTATGTGGCGCGCTTCGAGCGCGTGAACAGCGAAGGCGAGCTGGTGAAGGACACGCTGCCGCTGACCTGGTGCGTGGACACGTCTGACGAGCGCGGGCACCACCGCTGGCACTGGAAGCAGTGGTCGGCACCGCGGCCGCTCTACGTGCCCGCCACGATTCTGAGCGCCGACAAGTCGCTGCCGGTGGTCGTGGTGGAGGGCGAGAAGTGCGCGGAGGCTGGCCACCAGCTGCTGGGCCACGAATTCGACTTCGTGAGCTGGCCGGGTGGCTGCAAGGCGCACCAGCTGGCGCACTGGGGCTGGCTGATGGGCCGCACGGTAATCCTCTGGCCGGATTGCGACGCCCAGCGCAAGCGGCTGAGCAAGGCAGAGCGCGACGCTGGCATCGAGCCGGCCACCAAGCCGATATTGCCGGCGCACGAGCAGCCGGGCATGGCGGCCATGGTGAAGATCGGCACGCACCTCGTGCGCGAGCAGGCGTGCAGCGTGAGCCTCTGCCAGATCCCCGCGCCCGGTGCAGTGCCCGATGGCTGGGACATTGCGGACGCGATTGCGGCCGGCTGGTCGGCCGACCAAGTGCGCGACTTCCTACGCGGCGCGGTCGCGTTTGTGCCGCCGGACGAGGCGCCCGCGCATGCGGAAGGATCGACGCCGCCCGCAGGGAACGGATCGAGCGGCGGCGGTGATGGCAAGGGTGCGGGTGAACCGTCAAAGCCTCGCGACCCGTGGTGGCGCGACTTCTTGATCGAGAGCGAGAAGGGCGGCGTCAAGCCGGTGCGGGAAAACGTCGTGCTGGCGCTCGATGGCTACCCCGAGATGGGCATCCCTGGCATCAAGCAGGCGCAGGGCGTGATCGCGTTCAACGAGTTCACGAACAACGTGGTGAAGCTCAAGCCCACGCCTTGGGGCACGCCGGCCGGCGAATGGCTGGAGGCCGACGAGCTGCTGATGGGCGAGTGGCTGGCGCTGAAACACTGCCTGCCGAGCATGTCGCGCGCGACGCTGGAGGAAGCGGTGCTGATGGTGGCCACGCGGCACAGCTTCCACCCGGTACGCGAGGAGTTCGAGAGCTACCGCGGCACGTGGGACCAGGAGAAGCGCCTCAACACGCTGCTGGCCCGCGTGTGCCTCGTGGAGGGCGAGCACGACCAGCAGCTGCTGGACTACCTGGCGCGCGTGGGCACGTGGATGGTGATGGCGATCGTCGCGCGCGTGCTGCGGCCTGGCTGCAAGTTCGACTACATGCCGATCTTCGAAGGACCGCAAGGCTGGGGCAAGAGCACGCTGGCCAAGGTGCTGGGCGGCGACTACTTCGCAGACACCGGCCTGGTGCTGGGCGAGAAGGACAGCTACCAGAACCTGCAGGGCGTGCTGGTGTATGAGTGGGGCGAGCTGGACAGCCTCAACAAGGCCGACGTGCAGAAGGTGAAGCTGTTCATCGCGTCGGAAAAGGACCGCTTCCGCGCATCGTTCGATCGACGCCCACGCGACTACCCGCGGCAAGTGGTGTTCATCGGCACCACGAACGAAGACCACTACCTGACCGACCCGACAGGCAACCGCCGGTTCTGGCCTGTGCGCGTCACCAAGCCGGTGGACATCGCCTATCTGCGGGAACACCGGCAGCAGCTGTTCGCCGAGGCCCTGGCCTACCTCGATGCCGGCAACCGGTTCCACCCGACGCTGAAGGAACAGCGCGAGCTGTTCGAGCCGCAGCAGCAGCAGCGCGAGGTTGGCAGCGCGATCGAGGACGCACTGCGCAGGTTCCTCTACGACGAACAGCAGAAGGTGCCGCATGGCGGCCTCAACGGCTCACTGATCAACGAGATCGAGTGCCAGGAGCTGCTGCAGCGCATCGGCTTCACCGTCGACAAGCAGACCGCGCAGATCCGCAAGCAGTGCGGGCAGGCGATGAAGCGCATGGGCTGGCCACTGGTCAAGTCCACGCGCGTGCTTGGAGGCAAACGGCCGTGGGTGTACAGGCGTCCATCCGAGGACGCCGCAGCTGCGCAGCCAGGGGTCGCCGAAACGGCGCGTTCCTCGGCTGGCGCGGGCAATGGGAACGGCTCACCCGAGAGCCATGTGACAACGGAGGCCGACGATGTGTGCCCATTCTGACCAGCGAGCGCGTTCGGGCGCGGAAAAGGTCAGGGCGCCGGCGGTGACGGCCATGTAGCGCGCCGCGATCGACCGGGCGCGCCCGGATGTCCACGATGTCCACGGTCTGAGCACTGAGCCCTGGAGCTGCAACGAAGCAGCGACGGCTTGCTGCCAGCGGAGCCGTGGCCGGGATGTCCAAGCGTCCACTCAAAAGCGCGGCCGGGCGAGTACAGGCGCATACACACACCCCCGCGCGCACACGAACCCACCTTCACGCCTCATTGAATAGACCGTGGACACCATGGACAACCAGGAATCGAAGCCGAGTAAAGGCAATTGGCGCTGGCTGCCGGAGCACATGCCGCGCGTGGTCAAGCTGATCGAGGAGGCGCGCGAGAAGTACGGCAAGGAATGGGTTGACGAATGCTGGTATCGCGGGGTCGTGCTGGGCCACCGCGGCTGGTTCTTCGCCCAAGACGGCGCCCTGATGGTCGGCACACTGTGGAACGCTCCCACCATCGAACTGATGGTTGCAGGCCAACTCATCGGATGCGGCTACTGCCTGCTGATCCCACACCCGAATGAAAGGCCGGCCGATGGCACGTATTGAACTGATCGAGCATCGCCTACGCGAGTGGGCGCACTGGCTGACCACGGGCAACGATGGCAGCGGCTACTCGGCGCTCAACGTGCTGCATCCCGAGTGGTCACCACCTACGCCTGGCACCACGCCAACGCTGAAGACAGCAGCGCCATCACGAGCGCGCGAGACGCACGCTGCCGTCGAGCAGCTCAGCCAGCGCCTTGCCAACACGCTCGTTGTGTACTACTGCAAGCGCAAGAGCATCGATGCGATGGCCGACGAGCTGGGATGCCAGGAGAACACCTTGCATGCGCGCATCGACAACGCGCACCGGCAGCTCGCGCTGATCCTCGGCAATCGCTAGTGTTTTACGAATTAGAGGAACCTGCTACATTTCAGGCACGCTGGATTCAATGTCTTCAAAGCCCGGGGCGTTTCGACGCCGCCGGGCTTTGTGCTTCTCATGCCCATCGCCGCGCCACGTCCTTGCACGCATCCTGGGTGTGGGCGACTGGTCAAGGGCGGCAGCCGGTGTGATGCACACGTGTTCCGCATTGGCAGATTCAGCGATCCGAAGCGCGGTTCCAGGCACGAGCGCGGCTATGGCAGCAAGTGGGATCGACTGCGCCTACGCATCCTTGAGCGTGACTGTGGGTTGTGCCAGCCATGCAAGCGCGAAGGCCGCATGACGATGGCAACCATCGTCGACCACATCAAGCCCAAGGCCGAGCGCGGCAGCGACGACGAGGCCAACCTGCAATCGATCTGCAAGCCATGCCACGACGCCAAGACACAGGCCGAGGCCGCGCGGGGACGACGATGAGCGCACGCGCGTGCCCGACGACGCCTTCGAGGCCGGCCTGCGCGGGGTCTCGCAGGGTCGGCAAGTTTTGCCGATGGGGGGTGGGTCGAAAGTCCACGGCCCTCGCGCGCCGGACCGGTCCGGTCGCCAAATTTTTGCGCGCGCAGGTTGTGGGGGTGGGGGGGGTGCTCTGATGGCCAAACCAGGACCAGCCGCGAAGCCCGCTGAGCTGAAGTTGCTGGAGGGCAACCGCGGCCACCGGCCGATGGACCTCTCGCAGGTCTTCCGTCCGGAGACCGGCGAGCCGGACATCCCGCGCTATCTCAGCAAGGAAGGGCGCAAGGCGTGGAAGCGTCTGGTGCCCGAGCTGATCCGCTACAACCTGCTCAGCAAGGTCGACCGCGATGCGTTCGGCATGCTGTGCGCCACCATCGGTCGCCTAGAGCTGATCGAGACCGCGATCGCGCGCAAGACGGCGCTGCTGATCGAGCAGGACCGCGATCCCGAGCTGGCGCTGCTCGACACCACGCCCAACGGGCTGCGGGTGCAGAGCGCGCTCTACCAAGTGCTCAACAAGGAACAGAGCAAGCTGCACCGCATGCTCGAATCCTTCGGCCTTCGGCCAGATGCTCGGGCCAACGTCACGACGGCCATCCGCGGACAGCTCAAGTTGTTCGAGAACCCGACCGAACCCACCAAGCCGGACGCACCCAAGCCGGGCGGCGTGCCGCAGAGCTTCGCCGACTTCTAGCCGTGTCCATGAGCTACTTCGAGCGCGCGACCGCTTACGCGCGCCGCATCGTCGCGGGCGAGGAAGTCGCGGGGCGCTTCGAGCTGCTCGCCTGCAAGCGCTACCTGCGCGACCTGGAGCGCCAGGGCACCGACGACTTCCCCTACGTGATCAACGAGGAAGCCGGCAACCGCGAGTGCAAGTTCATCGAGCTGCTGCCGCACATCAAAGGCGAGTGGGCCAAGCCGGTCTATGACAACGGCGTGTTTCGCTACGCGAAGATCAAGCTGGAGGACTGGCAGGTCTTCATCGAGTTCCAGCTGTTCGCGTGGGTGCACCGCGACACTGGCCTGCGGCGCTTCCGGCGTTCCTACGAAGAGATCGCTCGCAAGAATGCGAAGTCCACGCGCGTGTCCGGCCGGCTGCTCTACCTGTGCTTCGCCGACAACGAGCCGGGCGCGCACTGCTACAGCGCCGCGACCACGGGCGAGCAGGCGCGCGAGGTCTTCGACACCTCGCGCAACATGGCGATGCGTGAGCCCGAGTTTTGCCAGCACTTCGGTGTCACGGTCGGCAAGCACGACATCACGAGTCTGGAATCGGCCAGCAGCTACAAGCCGCTGAACGCCGAAGGCTCGACGCTGGACGGCCTCAACATCCACGGCGCCGCCGTCGACGAGGTGCACGCGCACAAGACCCGCGCCGTGTGGGACGTGATCGACACCGCTTCGGGCGCGCGCTCGCAACCGCTTATCAGCGCCATCACCACCGCCGGCAGCGACCGCTCCGGGATCTGCTATGAGCTGCGCACCTACACGGCCAAGGTGCTCAACGGCGATGCCGTCGACGAGACGTGGTTCGGCATCATCTTCACCATCGACGACGGCGACGACTGGCGCAACCCGCAGGTGTGGCGCAAGGCCAATCCCAACCTCGGCGTCAGCGTGAAGATGGACGACATGGAGGCCGGTTGCCGTCGCGCGATGACGCTGCCGTCAGCCATCGGCAACTTCCTCACCAAGCGCCTCAACGTCTGGATCAGCAGCGACAACGCGTGGATGGACATGCAGGCCTGGGACCGCTGCGCCAACCACCAGCTCACGCTCGACGACATCAAGCACCTGCCGTGCTGGGTACCGCTCGACCTGGCCAGCAAGGTGGACGTGGCGGCCGCGCCGATCATCGCGCACGACGAGGCGGCCGACCGCTGGTATTGCATCAGCAAGGGCCGCTTCTGGCTGCCCGAGCGCGCGGTGGAGTCCGGCCGCAATAGCCAATATGACGGCTGGGTGCGCGCCGGCCACCTCAACGCCACGCCGGGCGAGGTCACCGACTACGACCTCATCGAGGACCAGCTGCGTACAGACGCCTGCACGCTGGAAGACCTGCGCGAGATCCCGTTCGATCCCTTCCAGGCCACGCAGCTCAGCGGCCACCTGCTCGCCGAAGGCCTGCCGCTGGTGGAAATGCGGCCCACGGTGCTCAACTTCAGCGAGCCCATGAAGCTGCTGGAAGCGCTCGTGCTGCAGGGCCCCGACAAATTCCAGCACGACGGCTGCCCCGTCATGACCTGGATGGTCAGCAACGTCGTCTGTCACCGCGACGCCAAGGACAACATCTACCCGCGCAAGGAACGCGACGAGAACAAGATCGACGGCCCTGTCGCCGTGATCATGGGCGTCGGCCGTGCCATGGCGCCGCGTGATGAAGAGTCCGACACCCACGAACAGGCCTTCGTAGCGCTATGAAACTCCAAGACGATCGACCCAGCGAGTATTGGGACACCCTGCGCTCGACTGCGGTGCAGAACGCCACCGGCTCCAACGGCGCGCGCTACCTGGACAGCAGCAACGCCAAGCTGCTCGACTGGCTGGGCGTGCCGCCGTCGTCGTCGGGCGTCATGGTCACGCCCGAGACCGCCATGCGCGTGGCCGCGGTCTACGCCTGCGTCAGCCGCATCGCCGGCGGCATCAGCTCGCTGCCGCTCAACATCTATGAACGCACCTGGGACGCTGACCGGCGCGAATACCAGAAGCGCCAGGTGGAGAACGCGCCGCTGTGGTGGCTGCTCAACGAGCAGCCCACCGCCTCCTACTCCGGCGCCGCGCACTGGGAAAGCCGCGTCGCCTACATGCTGCTGCGGGGTGATGGCTTCACGCTGATCCGCCGCAACGCCGCGGGCCAGCCCGTCGAGCTGGTGCCGTTCCCGTGGGAGGCCATCGAGCCCATGCGGCTCAACCCGTTGGAGATCGGCTCGCGCCTCATCTACTCGGTCAACGACGGGCTGAGCATCAAGGGCGTCGACCAGGACGACATGCTGCACTTCCCGGGCTTCGGGTTCAACGGCATCCGCTCGCGCTCGGTCATCAGCCACGCCGCGCGCAACGCCGCCGGCAACGCGCTCGCCATGGACGAGTACAGCGGCGCGTTCTTCCAGGGTGGCGCGCACTCGTCGGTCGTGCTCGAGACCGACAAGAAGATGAACGATGACCAGATCGAGCAGCTGCAGCGGCAGTTCCGCACCCGCTACAGCGGGCTGCAGAACGCCCACCGGTTCCCCATGGTCCTCACCGAGGGCATGAAGGCGGAGAGCATCAGCATCAACGCGGTGGACGCGCAGCTGCTCGACGCGCGCCGCTTCCAGGTCACCGACATCGCCCGCGCCTTCGGCGTGCCTCCGCACCTGATCGGCGAGACCTCCGGCTCCACCAGCTGGGGCAGCGGCATCGACTCGATGGGCCGAGCCTTCGTGCAGTACACGCTGGAGCACCACCTCGGCCGCATCGAGCAGGAGCTGAACCGCAAGCTGTTCCGCACCGTGCGCTACTTCGTCGAGTTCGATCGCTCATCCCTCATGGAGGGCGACCTGGTCGCGCAGAGCAAGTTCTATCGCGCGGCCATGGGCGGCCCCGGCATCGGCAAGGGCTGGATGTCGGCCAACGAAGTGCGCAAGCGCCACAACCTGCCGCCGGAAGACGGGCAGGACACCATCTTCGACCCCACGCCGCCGGCCAAGGCCAGCAACCCGCCCAAGCAAGGAGCCAACGCATGAGCATGAAGCAACTGATGCAGCTGCTGCGCGACAACGCCGCAGCCAACCCCAAGCCGCTGGCCCTGGTGCGCGCTGAGGGCGCCACCGAGGCCTCGCTGTACATCTATGACGTGATCGACGCCTACTGGGGCGTCAGCGCCAAGATGGTGGCCGACGCCGTCGCCAGCCTCAAGCCCGAGGACACGCTGCGCCTGCACATCAACTCGCCGGGCGGCGACGTGTTCGAGGCCCGTGCCATGGCGGCCAACCTGCGGCAGTTCAGCGGCAAGGTGATCGCACAGATCGACTCGCTCGCCGCCAGCGCGGCCACAACGGTCGCGCTGGCGGCCGACGAGATCGTGATGGACCCGCAGGGCTTCTTCATGATCCACAACGCCTGGTCGATCGCCATCGGCGACAAGGGCGACATGCAGGACATGGCCACGATGCTGCAGAAGGTCGACGCCGGCATCGTGGCCGACTACGTCGCCAAGACCGGCCAGACGCCTGAACAGGTCTCCCAGTGGATGGACGCCGAGACCTGGTTCACCGCCCAGGAAGCGCTCGACGCCGGCTTCGTCGACAGCATTGCCGAACCTCCGGCCAAGGCCAGCAACGTGCAGTCCAAGCGCTTCAACCTCAAGGCCTTCGCCCGCACCCCGTCTGCCCTGCTCGAAGCGCCGCCGCCGGCGCCCGCGCAGGATCAAAGCGCAATCCTCGCCGCCAACCAGCGGCGCCTGCGCCTGCTCGAAATCGCCTGACGCGCTCACCTGCGCAGCGATCCCGGCCGCCCATGGGCGGCCTTTTCTTTGCTCAATCGAAAGGAACCCACCATGAGCATCCAGAACCTGCGCGAGCGCAAGAACGAGCTTGCCCGCGCCGCCAACAAGCTGATCGCCGACTTGGGCGACAAGACCTGGACCAAGGAGCAACAGGCCGAGTTCGACAACTTGACCGACGAAGCCGAGCGCGTGAGCGCCCAGATCGCGGCCCACCAGAAGATGCTCGATCAGCGCGCGAACGACAACCCGCCGCAGAACGACCCGAACGCGCCCAAGAACGAGCGCACCAGGGGGCTGGAGCTGTTCCTGCGCAAGTCCTTCAAGGACTTGACCCCCGAGGAGGCCATCGCCGTGCGCAACACCATGAGCACGACGACGGGCAGCCAGGGCGGCTACACCGTGCAAACGGAAGTCGCCAAGACCTTTGTCGACGCGATGAAGGACTATGGCGGCATGCGGCGCGTGTCGGGTCGCATCGTCACCGACAGCGGCAACGACCTCAGCTACCCGACGACGGACGGCACGGCCGAGACCGGCGAGATCGTCGCGCAGAACACGCAGGCCAGCTCGGCGGACGCCTCGTTCGGCACGGTGCCCCTGAACACCGTGAAGTTCGGCAGCAAGATCATCACCATCCCGATCGAACTGCTGCAGGACTCGGCGATCGACGTGATCTCGCTGGTGCAGAAGCGCCTGCGCGACCGCATCGGCCGCATCCAGAACACCAAGTTCACGAACGGCAGCGGTACCGGCGAGCCCTACGGCCTCACCACGGCCGCCAGCGTCGGCAAGACCGGCGCCACCGGCCAGACCAGCACCGTCACCTATGACGACCTGGTCGATATGGTCGATTCCGTCGACCAGGCCTACCTCACCGAAGGCTCGTTCACCTGGCAGTTCGCGCAAACGACCCGCCGTGTGGTGCGCAAGCTCAAGGACCAGAACGGCCGCCCGATCTGGACGCCGAGCTACGACGAAGGCATCACGCAGAACACGCCGGACCTGCTGCTGGGCTACCCGGTCAACATCAACAACGACATGCCGGCCATGGGCGCCAACAACACGCCCATCTCGTTCGGCCAGCACGCCAAGTACCTGATCCGCGACGCCATGGAAGTGGTGCTGTTCCGGTTCGATGACTCGGCCTACATGAGCAAGGGCCAGGTCGGCTTCCTGGCCTGGGCCCGCGCCGGCGGAAACCTGCTCGACACCGCCGCCGTCAAGCTCTACAAGAACTCGGCCACCTAAGCCCGAGCAGCAGTAGCCCACAACGCCGCGCCCGCAAGAGCGCGGCGTTTTCACATCCATCGATCGAAAGAGGAAACCCATCATGGCAAAGACTCTGCTCGCCCGCGTGCTCTGCGACATCGCCCACCTCGGCCTGCTGGCCGAAGACCTGGTCGAAGGGCCCGAGAGCGTCATCAAGGATCTGGCTTCGTCCGGCCAGGTCGACCCGCATCCCGATGCGGTGGCCTACGCCAAGGCCACCGAGGCGCGTCGTCAGACGCTGCCCGAGCAAGCGCCGCCGGCACCCAAGAAGCCCAAGGCCGCCGCCCCGGCCGATGGCGATGACGGCAAGGCCGCGACTCCGGCGCCGGCGCCCACCGGTGACGGAGGCCTGTCCGCGTCCGCGGCCGCCGCGTCCGAGGCCTGAGTGCAGGCGTCTGTACGAACCAGAGGAGTTACCGCAATGAAGCGATTCAACAAGTTTCTCTCTGCCGCGCTGCTGGTCACCGCGTCGCTGCTCGCGGCGGTGCTGCCCAGCTTGGCAAGCGCAACCGCGCTGTCGGACTACTCGGAAAACAAGCTCATCGATGCTTACTTCCGCGGTCAGACCTTCACGATGCCTGCCACGCAGTACCTCGCGCTGGCTACCACCACCGGCAGCGACGCGGCATGCGGCACCGAAGTGTCCGGTGGCAGTTATGCGCGTGTGGCCGTCACCAGCTCGCTCGCCAACTGGGCGGGCACGCAGTCGGCCGGCAGCACCACCGCGTCCACCGGCACCGGCGGCACCACTTCCAACAACATCACGCTCACGTGGCCCGCGCCAACGGCGAATTGGGGCTCGGTGGTGGAAGTTTGCTCATTCGATGCGTCGACCGCCGGCAATCTGCTTTGGCGGCAGGCGCTGACGGTGAGCAAGACCATCAACAACGGCGACGCCGCACCGAGCTTCTCGGCCGGCACGCTCACCTTCCAGATCGACAACTGATCGGGCGCGAGACACGCCGCCATGGCCTTCCGCGCCGGCAACCAGGGGGCTCACACCGGGAACGAATCGTTCGCGGTCAACGAGCCCGCTGGCATCGCCCAGAACGACATCGAGCTGGCGGTGCTCAGCGATGACGGCTTCGGCGACGTGTCCACTGCCCCCAGCGGCTACACCGCGATTGCCACCCTGGACCTCTCGGGCCCTGACTCCGAATCGGGTCGCACCTGGTGGAAGCTTGTGGGTGCCAGCCCGCCGGGCACCAGCTCGTGGCAATCGTCCGCGGGCCACGTGCAGGTATGCCTCGGCGCGTGGAGTGGCCGCGATACCACCGCAACGCCGGGCCATGGCACGCCACTGCTGAATACCTCGGCCAACGCCTCGGGCGCAACCGTGTCGGTCCCCGGCGTCACGGCCTCGGCCAGCGATGACCTGGCGATCCTTGTCGTTCTGGATCAGACCACGCAGACATCGCAATGGACCGTGAGTGCGGCCGGCTGGACGCTGGGCGCGCTGGAGTCGCCCGGCGATTGGGGCACAACGGCCATCCTCTACAAGGACAACGTCGCCGCCGGCGCCACAGGGAACGTCACGATGACCGTTACCCGCACCAGCGGTCTCGGCAGCACCGGCGTGGGCGCCGTCATGGTTCGCATCCCCGCTGCGTCCGGCGGCGGCGGTGGCGCGGCGCTCGCGGCTGCTGCGGCAGCCACCGCGGCGGCGAGTGCCTCGATCAGCACGCAGATCCAACTGGCCGCCGCAGCGCTCGTGGTGGCCAGCGGCAGCGCGTCTCTCACCACGCAGATCCCGCTCGCCGCTGGCTCCGTGGCCACGGCAACCGCAAGCGCGGGGTTGCTCAGCGCCATCCGCCTGGTGGCCAGCGGCCAGGCGCAGTCCAGCGCCAGCGCCGCGCTGCTCACGGCCATCCAGCTCGCGGCGGCCGCGGTCGACCAGTCGAGCGCCACAGCCGACCTGTCAGCCGGCTCGCAACTCGCTGCTGACGCGCACGCGCAGGCCTCCGGAACGGCCGACCTGAGCACAGCCATCCGGCTCGCCGCCGCTGCCGCGGCGCAGGCTGGCGCCAGTGCCTCGATCACCGTATCGATCGACCTGGGCGCGCATGCCGTCGCGCAGGCGATCTCGTCGGCGCTGCTGACCACCGGCATCGTCATGTCCGCCGACGCCGTCGCGCAGTCGGCGGCAGACGGCACGCTGACCACGGTGATCAACCTGCTGGCCAGCGGCCAGGCGCAGGCCTCGGGCTCTGCAGGCCTCACCACCACCATCAGCCTGCAGGCCACCGCGGTGTCGCAGGCTGGAGCCTCGGCGTCCTTCACCGCCACGCTCAGCGCGCACGCGCTGGCCGAGGCGCTGGCCACCGGCTCGCTCACCACGCAGATCCAGCTCATTGCGGCGGCCACGTCGAGCGCCAGCGGTGCCGCGGCCATGAATGCCGACGTGCGTGGCGCCCGCCACACCCACCGCAACCTGCAGGCCGGCGCGCGCCCCGCGATGCGCACCACGGGCCGGCCGGCCAACCACAACCGGGGAACCCGCCGATGACATTTCGCCGCACCGTGGCTCCCACTGCGGAGCCCATCACGCTCGACCAGGCCAAGCTCGAACTGCGCGTCGAGAACACGCTGGAAGACGACCGCATCAGCGGCTTCATCACCGCCGTGCGCGAGGAGGTGGAGCACGAGCTGCGCCGCTCGCTCATGCCGCAGACCTGGCAGCTGCTGCTCGATGAGTTCCCGTGCGACGCCATCCAGCTCGCCAACCCGCCGATCGTCGCGGTGACCGCGGTCACCTACATCGACACCGACGGCGTGCAGCAGACGCTGGACCCCACCGCCTACACGCTCGATCCCGACTACTTGCCGGGCTTCCTGCTGCCGGCCTACGGCGTCGAATGGCCTGCCACCGAGGACGTGGCCAACGCCGTCTCCATCACCTACACCACCGGCTACGCCGACGCCGCCTCGGTGCCCCAGGCCATCAAGACCTGGATGCTGCTGCGCCTGCGCACGCTCTACCGCCCGAGCGAGGACTGGACGCCCATGTACGACCGCATGCTCGACCCGCACCGGGTGTTCGCATGACCACGGTCTATCCCTTCATCGCGGCCGAGGAGCTGGACAAGCGCATCCAGATCCTCAGCAAGACCATCACCCGCGACCCGGACTACGGCGAGGAGGTGGCCGACTGGAGCAACGTCTTCGCAGAGCGCTGGGCCAACGTCGTGCAGCAGCTCGGCGCCGAGAAGGCCACCGCCAACGAGCGCATCGCCACGCGCACCTACCGCATCAAGCTGCGCACCGTGCCAGGCCTGGACGGCACCATGCGCGTGAAGCTGTGGGACGGCAAGGTGCTGGAGATCGTCTCCATCGTCGACACCGCCGTGGGCGACGGCCACATCCTCACCTGCGAGCAATACAGCAGTGGCGGTTGAAGACATCAAGGGCCTGCGCGAGCTGCAGCAGGCCCTGGACCAGCTGCCCGAGAAGCTGGAGCGCAACATCATGCGCGGCGCCATGCGCGCCGGCGCCAAGGTCTTCCTGGACGAAGCCAAGCAGCACGTGCCCGTCGCGAGCGGCGACCTGCGCGACAGCCTGCGCATCAGCACCAGCGTGAAGGGCGGCGTGGTCAAGGCGGCGGTCAAGGCCGGTAATGCCAAGGCCTGGTATGCGCGCCTGGTGGAGTTCGGCACCGCGGCTCACTTCATCAAGCCAAAGAACCGCAAGAGCCTGTTCCTGGCCGGCCTGTTCCGCGAGGTGGTCAACCACCCCGGCGCGCAGAAAAAGCCGTTCATGCGCGTGGCACTCGACGCCGGCTGGGTCGCAGCCGCCAATGCCGTGGCCGACTACATCCGCAAGCGCCTGACGAAGCAGGGCATCAACACGCCTTCGGAGTGACTCGATGAGTGCAGAGAAGGTCATCAACACCTTGCTGAAGGCGGATGCCACCGTGACCGGCTTTGTGGCCGATCGCATCTATCCCGAGCAGCTGCCGCAGAACTGCGCGCTCCCGGCCATCGTGATCGAGGCCGTGAGCAGCACCGACGCGCCGGTGCTCGACGCGCGCGCCGGCGACCTGGTCAAGGCGCGCATCCAGGTCACCGTGCTCGCGGCGGACTACGCCACCAAGAAGCAGATCATGCGCGCCGTGTGGCAGGCGCTGCGCTACCAGCGCGGCACGGTGGATGGCGTGAGCGTCACCAGCATCACCCGCAGCCTTGAAGGCCCCGATCAACGCGACGACGACCGCGGTGTGACGCTGCAAAGCGTCGATTGGCTCGTCACCTTCTACGACCCCGCAACCTGATTACAGGAGCCAACCATGACCAATCCCGCAGCAGGCGTCTACAAGCAAGTCGCCTTCAAGCGCAACACCGGCGCCTACGGTGCACTGCCCAGCAACGCAGGCGGCCAGCTGCTGCGCCGCACGCAGTCCACGTTGAACCTCACGAAGGATATCTACAAGTCCAACGAGATCAACACCCACATGCAGGACCAGGACGTGCGCCACGGCGTGCGTCGCGTGAGCGGTTCCATCCAGGGCGAGCTGTCCGCCGGCACCTACTCCGACTTCTTCGCCGCCGCGCTGCGCCGCGACTTCACTGCGGGCGAAGTCGACGCCGGCCTCAACCTCACCATCGCGGCCGGCGCTGGCAGCACCTACACGATCACCCGCGACGCCGGCTCGTTCATCACTGACGGCTTCAAGAAGGGCGACGTGGTGCGCCTCACTGCGGGCGCATTCAACGCCGCCAACCTCAACAAGAACCTGGTGGTGGTGAACCTCACCGCGCTGGTGGCCACCGTCATGGTGCTCAACGGCAGCACGCTGACCGCCGAGGGCCCGATTGCCGCGGCCACGCTCGCGGTGGCCGGCAAGAAGACCTTCATGCCCTCCAGCGGTCAGACGGCCATCGACTACGCCATCGAGCACTGGTATGCCGACGTGGGCATCAGCCACGTGTTCACCGGCTGCATGCCCACGCAGATCACGCTGAACCTGCCGCCCACCGGCATGGCCACGATCGAAACCCAGTTCGTGGGCCAGAACCTGGGCCAGAAGGGCAGCGCGCAGTATTTCGACGCCGCAGCGGCCGCAACCACCACCGGCATCATGGCCGCGGTCAACGGCATGCTCGTGGCCGGCGGCACACGTGTCGCCACCGTCACCGGCGCGCAGGCCACCATCAACGGCAACCGCAGCGGCGACCCGGTGGTGGGCAGCAACGTCCTCCCGTTCAGCTTCGCCGGCCGACTCCAGGCGTCTGGACAGCTCACCGTCTACTTGGCCGACTCCACCTTCTACGACGCCTTCGACAACGAGACCGAGCTGGACCTGTATCTCGCGCTCACGGCCGACGACACCGCCAACAGCGATTTCCTCAGCCTGGTGCTCCCGCGCCTGAAGCTGAGCGGCGCCAGCATGAACGACGGCGAAGGCGGGATCGTCATGACCTGCCCGTTCACTGCGCTCTACAACAGCGCCGGGGGCACCGGCACCACGGCAGAGCAGACCACGCTCGTCGTGCAGGACTCCGCGGCCTGATCGCGGCAACGCATTTGCAACCGGCCCGGTCCTGGCTCGCTGCAGTTGTTGGCAGCGACCAGGCCGGGCACGGGCATTACACCCACCCACTCCGCACATCCCCATGACCGACACCACCACCCAAGCGGCCGACGCCGCGTTCGACATCGCCGCGTTCAAGGACGTAACCCTCGGCGTGTTCAAGCTGCGCCATCCGCTCACTGGCGCGCCCACCACGGCCACCATCACGCTCGCGGGCCCGGAAGACCCCGACCGCAAGCGCCGTTCCTTCGATCGCCAGCGCCGCATGCGCGCCGAGCTGGCCAACAACGGCAAGCTGCCCGTGATCGATCCGATCGAGCAGGAGGCCGAGCAGCTCGATGACCTGGTCGCCGCCACGCGCGACTGGTCGCTGGTGATGGGCGGCCAGCCGCTGCCGTTCAGCGCCGAGGCGGCCCGCGCGCTGTACGCAGATCCCGACCGGCGCTGGCTGCGCGACCAGGTTGTCGAGGCTATGCAGAAGCGCGAGCTTTTTATCAGCGCCTCCGCGACGAACTGATCGCCGCCGCGGAGCGGGAATACCAGCTGCTCGCCGTGCAGCCTGACGGCTGCACCCTGCGGCAGCACCTGCAGAGCGCCGCGCGGCAAACCGGCATCCCGGACCCGCGGCTGCGTCAGGAGATCCCGGCCCACGCCTCCACCGTGTGGGCCGCGTTCGTCGACCTCTCGCCCCTCAACCCCATCCCGCCGAGCGAGATCGCCGCGTGGCAGCAACTGCACGGCGTGGAGCTGACCGGCTGGGAGTTGGACAGCCTCAAGGCCATGGACCGCAAAGCCGCTGAAGTGATGGCGCAGCAGCGCCGGGAGCAAGCATGAGCATGAACATCGGCACCCTCGAAATCGACCTGTACGCCAACGTGGCGCGCCTGCGTGCCGACATGGCCGAGGCCAAGTCGGTGGTGACCGAAGGCGCCAAGCAAATGGGCGAGGCGCTGGAGTTCATGAAGGCCACGCTGGAGGGCCTCGGCCTGCTGGAGGTGGCCGATCACCTCATCGAGATGGGCCACCAGGCGCTGGAGACCGTCGACGCGCTGAAAGACCTGGCCGAGGCCTCCGGCTCGACGGTGGAAGCGCTCAGCGGCCTGGAGGACGTGGCGCTGCGCCATGGCAAGTCGTTCGACACGCTCAGCATGATGGTCCTGAAGCTGAATCAGCAGCTGAAGGAAACCACGCCGAATGCTGAGGTGCAGCTCGCGCTCAAGGCGATCGGCCTGTCGGTCGACGAGCTGCGCAGCAAAGACCCGGCGGAAGCCGTGCACGAAGTCGCGAAGGCGCTCGGCGGCTATGCGGACGACGCAGCCAAGGCGCGCCTCGTCGCCACGCTGTTCGGTAAGTCGGTGGGAGAAGCCGGCCCGCTGCTTAAAGACCTGGCCGACACCGAGCGGCTGGTGGGCAAGGTCAGCACCGAGCAGGCCGAGCAGGTGGAGACGTTCAACAACCAGCTCGCGTCGATGAAGAAGAACAGCCTTGACGCTGCCCGCTCGCTTGCTGGTGACCTGCTGCCGTCCATCAACAAGCTGCTGGAGAAGGGCAACAAGGAAGGCTTCCTAGCGCTGTTCGGCTTCGACAAGCAGTTCTTCGACACCAAGGCCATGGCCGACATCGGCAAGCAGATGCGCGACCTGGCGTCGGAGCGCGACACGCTGCGGGCCATGCTCGATCGTGATCCGATGAATGCTGATACGGGCCGGCGCGCAGCGCGCCTCAAGCAGATCGTGGACACCGAGCTGCCCGCGGCCATCGCCGAATACAAGAAGGCGCGGGCCCAGCTGCTCGGCATCACCGACGGCGCTGCCGGTGGCGGCCGGGGCTTCGTCAACCCGGACACGGTCAAGCCGCCGGTCACGCCGCCCAAGCCGGACCTGATGGGCGATGTTGAGATCGAGCGCACCAAGAAGGTCATCGAGCAGGAGAAGGCGCTTTATGACGCGCGCAACGCCGCGTTGAAGCAGTACCAGGCGGCCGGCCTGATGGACGATGCCGACTACTACGACGCCAGCCAGCGCATCCGTGACGCCTACCTGGAGCAGCTCAAGACCGACTTCGAGCGCGAAAAGGCCGCGATCGGGCAGGCGATGGGCCTCGCCGACGACAAGCGGAAGGCCGAGCTGACCAAGGAACTCGTCGACGCCACGGCGGCATACAACGCCGAGCTGGCAAAGGTGGCCGGCACCGGGGCCGAGGAATACCTGGCGCGCCTGGGCAAGCAGCGTCAGCAAGGCCTGCAGCTCACCGAGGCCGACAACCGCGCCGTCGCCGAGAGCGTGCAGCGCCTGACCGATGAGAACAAGGCTGCGCGCGACCAGGCCGAGGAAATCGGCCTCACGCAGAGCCAGCTCCGCGCGCTCACGCGCGCCCGCATGGACGAGGCCATCGCCCACAAGCAGGAGCAGATCGCGGCGCTGGAGGCCATGGGCGCCACGTCCGACGAGCTGGAGCTGCGCAAGCGCGAGCTGGAGCTGCTGCGCGAGCGCGAACAGATCTTCGACCAGGCCAACGCCAAGCAGGACACCTTTGCCGACGATCCCTACGCCGGCGCGCGCCGCGGCCTGCAGCAGTACATCGACGAGGCCAAGCAGGCCGGCGACGCCACGGCCCAGGCGGTGCACGACGCGCTCGGCAACCTCGATGGCGAGTTGGCCAACATGCTGGTCAAGGGCAACGGCTTCGTCAACGACTTCATCCGCGAGGTGCTGCGGATCAACGTGATCCGGCCCATGCTCTCGCAGATCTTCCAGCTGTTCAGCGGCTTCGTCGGCGCGGGCAGTGGTGCCGCCGGGAGCGGCGCCGGTGCCAGCTCGGCGTCGGAGGCCATCGTGGTGCACAGCGGCGGCATCGTGGGCGCGGTGGGCGAAACCCGCGGCGTGCACCCGTCGATGTTCGCTGGCGCCTGGCGCTACCACACCGGCGGCATCGCCGGCCTTGCGCCCGACGAGGTGCCGGCCATCCTGCGCAAGGGCGAGGAGGTGCTCACGCCCTACGACCCGCGCAACCGCAACAACGGCGGCGGCGCCGTGCAGTCGGTCAGCGTGCAAATGCCGTCGATCAATGTGATCAACAACACCGGCACGCAAGCCAATGCGCGCGTGCAGCGCCGCCAGGACGGCGGCTTCGACGTGACGCTGGAGGCGGTGGAGGACGCGCTGGCGGCGCGCGTGGCCAGCGGCCGCAGCAGCTTGGGACGCGCGCTCAATTCGCGCACGGGCATCAACCCGGTGGCCGGGTCGCCGCTGCGGCCGCGCTTCACAGGCGCCTGAACATGAGCACCACGCTGAGCTACCCGGCCACGCTGCCGGCGTTCCGCGCCGAGGACTGCCGGCGCTCGGGCATGACGGCCATGAACCGGCAGCCCGTGGAAACGGGGCCCGACCGCGTCGAGCGCGAGTTCACTACCACGCCCCGCTTCATGCAGGCCAGCACGCGCCTGGACCAAGCCGGTTTCGACATCTTCTGGGACTTCTTCGAGAGCACCACGGTGGTCGGCACCCTGAGCTTCTACGTGGAGGTGCCGGGCGACGCTTACAGCACCGGCATGGAGTGGTGGGAGGCCGCGTTCGTTGACCCGCCGCCGCACCACTTCGAGGAGGGTACCTACCTCGTGAATCTCAACCTGCGCCTGATCACCGGGCCGAGCAGCACCAATCCCGCAGCCTGAGCCATGGCAAACATCGACAGCAAGTATTGGCCGAACCTGCCCGGGTGGGACGGCCAGAAACGCAGTTGGGACTACTACGGCACGCTGGCCAGCGGCCGCCAGCTGCGGCCTTGGATCGCGTTTTTCAACCGCCGTGCCGTCAGCCTCACCGGCGGCCAGTACAACGCCGGCAGCTTCCTGCGGATCTACGGCTACAGCCTGGGCCGTCGATCTGACCTTGGCACGCCGGCGGGCGCGCGCGTGTTCCTGCGCGACCCACTGGGCGACAACGCGTGGCACGAGGTTGCGAACTACCGCGAGCTGTCGCGCAGCCGCACCTATGACCGCAATCAGCTGGTCCGCATCACCGTGCAGGTCGGCAGCCTCGGCGGGGGCATGGTGGCGGGTCACCCGCTCGATGTCGGCGTCGAAGTCAACGGCGTGATGAGCAACATCCGCACCGCGGCCGTCATCGTCAACCCCGGGCGCACCTGGTTCGCGTCACTGAGCGGCGACGACGGCAGCGGCGTGGTCGACGACATCACCCACCCGTTCCGATACGCGCAGATCTACCCCTTCACCGGGGGCATTTGGGACGCCACCGCCGGCATCCAGGCCGGTGACGACATCGTGATGATGGGTGGCGACTGGAGCGACACCGTTGGCTTCGACGGCAAGTTCCTGCGCCCTCAGACGCAGACGGGCAGCGCACCCACCGGCGTGGCCGGCACCGGGCCGATCCACATCACGAGCTACCCGGGAGACATCCTCGCGCACGCGCCGCACGACGTGCACATCCATGTGCCCGCCGGGTGGGGCGGTGGCATCACAGGTCCGAGTGACGAGCGAAGCGCCGAGGGCTACGGCAAGTGGTTCGAGGTGTCGGAGCTGCGCATCGACTGCGACCCCTCGGCCAATGCGGACGCCGCACCGATCAACCTGCAGACCAATGCCGACGACTGGTGGGTGGTCGGCAACGAGCTGGGCCCGTGGCTGTCGATCCTCGCAACGCCAAACAACGCGCGCGCCGGCGGCGTCGCCGGCTCCAGCCGCCGCGGAAAGATCCTCGGCAACCACATCCACGACATCGACTGCGACCGCAACACGCTCACGCCCGACACCGCCAACAAGGAGAACCACGGCATCTACATGGACCAGGGCCACGTGGCGCCTAGCGACTCGGTGGAGATCGCCTACAACTGGATTCACGACATCCCCGGCGGCTCCGCGCTGCAGTATTACGACAGCGGCGGCGGCTACATGACCGGCATGCTGTGTCACCACAACTGGCTGGAGAAACCGCTCAAGTACTGCCTCAACATCGCGCAAGGCATCGATGAGCTGGACGCCTGGAGCAATGTGCTCATCGCCAGCGGCAGCCGCAACGCGCTGCGATGGGGCGAGGCCAGCCGCGACACCACGCGCCACCGCCTCACGCACCTGACCATCCTCTCAGACGCAGCCACCAGCGCGTTCAAGGCCGCCGTCACGCAGGAAGGCAACGCGATGGACAAGGGCGACGTGGTGCTCAAGCACAGCATCATTGCCCTGACGGATGGCGCCTCTGCGGCCGGCACGGTGTTTCTGGACATCGGCACTGTCTCCACGGCCACCGCCGCCACGGTCGAGCAGAACCTGTATTGGGACCAGGCCGGCCTGCACACCACGGTGCCCGCGATCGACGCGAGCGGGATCTACGGCGACCCGTACTTCGACAGCATCGCCAATCGCCTGCTGGACTGCCTTGCCGGCGGCGCCGGTATAGGCGCCTGTACAACCGCGGAGCCCTTCGCGGTGGATCTCGACTACTACGGCATCGACTTCCCCGAGGCGGGCACCGGCGTGCCGGCGGGCGCGCGCAACGACATCGGCGCCGTGCAGCTGGTGGACTGACATGAGCAACCCCACCCGCGTCAACACCTACATCGACGGCAGCGCCTACGACAACGTCAACTGGGACATGGTCTGCGCCGGCGTCACCGCCGGCAACCCCGTCGTCATGACGGTGATGACCTCGAACTCGGCCTACTACAGCGCCCCGTTCACCGACAACCAAGGCAACACCTGGACGCTGGTCGGCGGCGGCTACACCGACCCGGTGGGCATGGCGTACTACACCACCACCGCGGCCGCCACCGGCCCGCTCACCATCAGCTTCAACAAGCAGGGCGCCACCATGTGGGTGGGCGCCATCGTGCGCGAGATCAGCGGCCTCGATACGCCTCTGGTCGATGGCGTGCCGGTGTTCTACACCGCGGCCGACGCATCGCCGCAGCTCGTGCTCGGCGAAAACAGCGTGCCCAACGACCTGCTGGTGTGCGATTGCATATGCTTCGCACCCGTCACCTTCGGCACGCCCGACGCCGGCTGGTCGGCCGACGTGTCCGGCACCTTCGGCGGGGGCACCATCCAGGTCGCGTCGCTGTACCAGTTCCCCGGCGTCCTCTCGGAGGCGGGGTTTCCTGCCGGCTGGCAGTCGCTCACGAACGCGTTCACGCGCCGGTACTACATGGGCGCGCTCGCGCTGATCGGCGTTCCGGTCACGCCCACCGTGCAGAGCTTCAGCACGCTCACGCCGCAGGACGGCGCGCCCCTCACGATCTACGGCGTCTACTTCGGCGCCACGCAGGGCAGCAACGGCTACGTCGATGCCGAGGGCGTCACGCAAAGCGTGGTGAGTTGGGCAGCCGATCAAGTGACGGTGACGTGTCGCTTGGGGAAGAACCCGCACGGCACGCCGATCAAGTTCAAGGTCGTCACCGACGCCGGCGTGGCCAGCAACCGCAGGCCGATCACGAGCATGGAGGCCGCCACCGGCTACACCTACAAAAACGTGACGGAGCCGTACCCCGACGCCACCATGCGGCTATCGGCCACCGCGCCCGACCTGGCGCCGGCGGACCAGATCGAGGCCACGAGCAACCTCCTCGTCTATGAGGATGGCCGCTTCGAGTGGGCCGAGTCCGAAACCTCCGGCCGCGCACGCGTGTGGAAGGCCGGCATCGGCTGGGGCGCCTGGGGCGTAGAGAGCTTCACGGCCGTCAGCCCGAGCGCCGTGCTGCCGGTGTACCCAAGCGACCTGCCGCAGCTGCAGCTCGACTCTGGCCAGCCCACCGAGCGCCGCGCCAAGAGCACGCTGCCCAGCGGCCCAGAGGTGCGCCGCGCGCGCTCGCAGGACTATCACGCCACGCTTTCGGTGTGGACCGTGCTGACGCGCGACCAGCTGCAGACCCTCAAGACCTTCGGCAAGACGACGCTCAGCGAGTGGTCGGGCTGGTTCAACGCGTCGCTGCCAGGCCGCAGCGGTCCCATCTACCGCACCTTCCGCTTCATGGACGAACCGCAGTGGCAGTACATCCACTACGGCAACGCCGCGGGCCTCTGGCGCGTCACCGCGCAGCTGGAGGAGCGCGGCCGCAGCGTGAACTGAGAACCCGATGCCGACCTTTGACACACCACTCAGCGGCGTCAGCCACAGCCAGGCGCTCAAACAGGCCTGGGTGCTCGCCGACACCACCGTCACCGTGCTGGAGACGCTCACCTTTGCGATGACGCCGCAGCCATTCCTGGACGAGAACGGCAACCCAACCGAGGCTTACGTGGTGCGCGATTTCGCGCCGCTCACCGCCACGCTCGAAGCCGATGCGCCGATGCACGCCGGCCAGCCGGTCACGTTCCTACCGGTGGCGTTCGACATGGACCTGCCGAGCGAGCAGGAGGGCGGCGTGCCGCAGATCGCGCTCAAGGTGGACAACGTGAGCCGGCAGATCTACGACCTGCTGAAGCAGCTGAACGGCACGCTCAACAAGGTCACGCTCACGCACCGCACTTACCTCACCAGCGACCTGAGCGGCCCGCACACGTTACCCGTCACCAAGTTCACGCTGCAGGAGGTGTCCGTGCTCGTCGACCACGTCGAAGCCAAGGCCGGGCTGGGCGACATCCACAACACCAGGTTCCCCGCCGACGTGCACGACGTGGTGCGCTTTCCTGGGTTGACCGCGCGATGAGCCGCCAGCACTGGGCCTGGGCCCTGATCGGCAAGCCGTGGCGCGAAGGGCTGGACGGCCCGGACGGCTTTGACTGCCGCGGCCTGGTGCGGCACGTGTGGCTCACGCAGCGCGGCATCGAGGTGCCGGCGCTGCAGCGGGGCCTGTGCGCGGCCGAGGTGCTGGACGCCGCCAACGCCGGCGGCTGGCAGTGCGTGGGCCAAGGCCCGCGCGCCGCGGCGCAGGAGCTGGACATCGTGACCATGAACAGCCGGCAAGGCCTGCACGTGGGCGTGATGGTGCGCGCGGATCTGCGCCTGGGCGTGCTGCACGCCGTCGGTCACCGCGACGAAGAAACCGGCCGCGAGGAGGGCAGCGTCATCTACACGCCCAGCCTGGGCGACCTGGCGTCGCTCGGCTTCGGCCACATCAAGCTCTGGAGGAAGACCTCGTGATCCCCCGCGAACCCCCGATGGCCACGCTGGTCGTTGTCGACGAGCCCTTCGTCCCCGTCGACGCGCGCAGCGCCCGGCGTGTGCCTGCCGGCGTGCCGCTGCGCGACCTGGTGCAGCCCGAGCTGGCCCGCAAGCCAGGCCACCGGATGACCGTGACGGTCAATGGCGACTATGTGCTGCCCTCGATGGGTGAGCGCGTGGTGCGCGAGGGCGACATCGTCGTGGTCACCGACGAGGTGCTGGGCGGCGACGGCAACAACGGGGTATCCCAGGCCGCGCTGGCGGCCATCGCCTTCATCGCCTCGTTCTACGTGGGCCCGCAGGCCGCGGCCGCGCTGAGGGCCTTTGCGGCCGCGGAGGCGGTCTCCGCGGTGGCCAGCACGCTCGTGCCGACCGCCGCACCACAGGAGAAACAGGCGCTGGCCGGCAGCACCACCTACAGCTTCGCGCTCGACGGCAACGAGCTGGGCCAGCAAAACGAGCCCATCGCGGTGGGCTACGGGTTCAACCGGTCGTTCCCCAAGTTCGCGGCGCAGCCGTACATTCAGTACGACAACGACACCAGCGATCAGTACTACTACGCGATCCTGGAGGTGGGCCAGGGCACCTATGACATCCCTCGCATCGAGATCGCCGACACGAACATCAGCCACTTCGACGGCGTCACCTACAACATCCTCGGGCCCGGCACAGCGCCGTCGCTCGTGGCGGCGAATGTCATCACGTCGGCCGAGGTGGTGGGGCAGGAGCTGCTGACCGGCGTGGTCAATGGCGCGTTCGCGGCATGCGGGCCCGGCCTGCGCGTCAAGACCCTGCAGGTCGACGTGGTGTTCAATGGCCTCGGCAAGCAGAACGGCAGCGGCATCGACTCGCTGTCGCCGCAAATCAAGGTCTACTACCGCGAGATCGACGACTATGGCGTGGCGCTGACCGGTAACACGCTGATCATCGACGAGACGATCACCGGCGCCACCACCAGCGACGTTCGCCGCACGTTCTCATACACCTTCGACACCGCCAAGCGCATCGAGGTGTTTGCCGTGCGGTTCGACGTAAAGGACGAGTCCCTCGGCGCGCTCAACAACATGCTGTGGGCCGGGATGCGGTGCATCCTCGATGAGCCTGCCCCGCTGTGCTCCACGGCCACCTACATCGAGCTGAAGATCAAGGCCAGCGAGCAGCTCGGCGGCTTGAGCCAGCGCCGCGTGGCCATCTTCTCGCAGCGCATGTTGCGCACCTGGTCGCCCGATACGGGCTGGTCGACGGGCCTGTCGGAAACGCGCTCGATCGCCTGGGCGCTCGCGGACATGCTCTCGAATACCGCGTATGGCGGCGGCTTGCCCGACAGCCGCATCGACCTGGAGACGCTGTATGAGCTTGACCAGGTGTGGGCCGCCCGGCAGGACCGCTTCGACTTCGTCTTCGACTCGGCTTACACCTTCGACCAGGCGAAGGACTTGATTGCCCGCGCCGGGCGCGCGGTGTGCATGCCGCGCGGTGGCGTGTACACGGTGATGCGCGACCAGCAGCAGACGCTCCCCGTGGCCATGTACACCCCGCGCAACATGGTGGCGGACAACGGCGGCAGCAGCTTCGGCATGACCTTCAGCCTGGTCAACGACCAGACGCCCGACGCGGTGATCGTCGAGTATTTCAACAACGCGGTGTGGGACTGGCGGCACATCCTCTGCCCGGCGCCAGGCGTCGCCGCCGGCGACGTGCGCAACCCTGTCACCGAGCGCATCTATGGTGTGTGCGGCTCCAAGCACGCCGAGCGCGAAGGCCGCTACATGATCGCCGACACCTACTACCGGCGCTGCACCGCTCAATGGCTCTCGGCGAGCGACGGCCGGCTGCCGGCCTACGGCGCGCTGGTGCTGGTGGCCCACGATCTGCCCGAGTGGGGCCAGTTCGGCGACGTGGTGGACTGGGATGCGGGCTCGCTCACGCTGAGCCTCAGCGAGCCGGTGGATTGGTCGGAGTCGGGGCAGTATTACGTCCGCCTGCAGCGGCCTGACGGCACCGCCCACCCGGCCATCATGTGCGAGCAGGGGCCTGCCAACGATCAGGCCTTCCTCACCGCGGCGCCGGACTTCACGCCGATATTCGACGTGGCCACCAAGGAACGCACCAAGTATGCGATCGGCACCAGCTCCAACGGCGCGATCGAGTGCCGCATCAAGAGCCTGGTACCGCGCGGGTTGCGCCAAGTGCAGATCACCGCGGTGCAGGAGGATGACCGCGTGCACACCGTCGACAACGATCTGCTGCCCGCGCCTGGCGAGATCCAAGACCCGATCAGCGGGAATTACAGCGACACGCCGGACACCGGGCCGATCTTCCCGAACCTGACCAATCGCAGCTTCTACGTCGACACCGCCAACGTCGACCCCTACGTCACCATCAACTTCAACAACAACGGCACGCTCAGCTTCACCGACAACAACGGCTCGACCGACACCATCACCTACACCGACAACGAGACGGTGCCGGGCCAGTGGCAGCTGCTGCCGTCGATCAGCTCGACGCGCGCTGCGGACTTCGAGCTGGTGTTGCACCTGGTGAGCGGCGTGGCGATCACGAGCCCAGGCATGGACACGCCGCTCAACCTCGGCACCACGCAGACGCTTGGCCTCGGCCCGCTGGGCGACGGTGACCCCGAATACGTGGCCAGCGAGGGCTCGATCTTCAACGTGCAGATCCGCGACGTTGCGACCCACACGGTGCAGGCCTCGGCGCAGTTCACCATCGTGCTGAACCGCCGCAACAACCACACCTAGCCGCGTTCAGACGCCTATACACCACCCAGCCCGCCGCGCGCGGGCTTTTTCGTGCACGGAGGGCACACATGGGGACACCCGATCACGAGGACCAGCCGACACCTCCGCCGCTGACCTACGCGGACCTGGAGCGCATCCACGAGCGGCTCGACAAGGGCTCTGCCCGCATGGACCTGATGCAGGCCGAGCTGACGCGCAACACCGAGGTCACCACCGAGGTGCGCGAACTCCTCACCACGTTCAAAAGCGGTTTCAAGGTCGCCGGCTGGATCGGCCGCGCCGCGGTGTGGCTCAAGAACCTGGTGCTACTCGGCCTGGCGCTGTTGGGCCTCTACCACGGCGTCATTCCCGGCCACAACACACCCCACAAGTGAGGAGAAGCGCATGCAACTGACACCCCATTTCACGCTGGAGGAGCTGACCGCCAGCGCCATCGCGGCGTTCCGCGGCATCGACAACACGATGCCGCCCGAGCTGCAGGCCAACATCGAGGCCACGGCGCAAATGCTCGAACGCATCCGCGCCTTCCTCTCGGGCCTGAAGGGCGAGCCGGTGCCCATCGTCGTGAGCAGTGGTTATCGCAGCCTGGCGCTCAACCGCTTCCTCGGCAGCAAGGACAGCAGCGACCACGTGCGCGCCATGGCGGCCGACTGGAGCGCGCCGAGCTTCGGCACGCCCTACCAGGTGTGCAAGGCGCTGGCCCCGCGCGTCAACGCGCTGGCGATCGGCCAGCTCATCCACGAGTGCCCGATGCCGGGGCGCTTGTGGGTTCACACGTCCACGCGCGTGCCGGAGCAGCCGGTCAACCGCGTGATCACCATCAGCCACGCCGGCACCGAGCTGGGCATCCAGGAGGTTTGATATGGATTGGAAAGACCTGAGGGGCGACATCGGCAAGGTGGCGCCGATCCTGGGCACGCTGATCGGCGGCCCCGCCGGCGGCGCGGTGGGCGCGATGATTGCGTCGGCAATCGGCACCGGCAACACGCCGGATGAGGTGGCGCAGGCACTGGCCACGAGCCCCGAGGCGGCCGTGAAGATCAAGCAGATCGAGGCCGACCGCCAGGTGCAGCTGCAGAGCCTGATCGAGCGGCACGCCGAGGCCGAGATCACGGCACAGTCGAACGTCGTGCAATCGGTCAACGCCACCATGCAGACCGAAGGCAAGAGCGACCATTGGCCCACCTACGCCTGGCGCCCCTACAACGGTTTCATCTTCGGCACGATGGCCTTCGGGTGCTACTTCGTACTGCCGCTGATGCATATCGCCCCGCCGAGCGTCCCGCCCGAGGTGTGGCTGGCCTTTGGCGGTGTCCTGGGCGTGGCCAGCTGGTTCCGAGGCAAGGCCCAGGCCGACCCCAACGTGCAGATCGACACGCGCGGCTGACACTCAGCGGCCGCTGCCGTTGCCCTGGTAGCCGCTCGTGCAGAAGCGCATGGCCTCCTCGGGCGTCTCCGGCAGATCGCGCCAGGTCACGGTGTGATCGAGCCGCACGGCCCCCGGGTACTTGGCCGCCTCGTGATCGGTCATTTGCCAGCTCGTGCGGCGTAGCTTCCCGCCGCGTAGCGGGTCCGGCAGCATCCAGTAGTAGAACGGGGTTAGTTTCATACTGGATAAGCGTACAGCATCCGCTGTGCCTGCCACCCCCGCCCTGGCGTGGTGAGCAGCGTAGGTTTCGAGAATCAGCGCTCCGCGCTCAGAGGCACAACCGCCGCTGCATCACGGGCGTGTGAGCGCCGAATTCCGCCGGCTTCCCTCGTGAGTCGGGCGCGAGCGTAGGCGGCGGCGTAACTTCGCGCTCAGCAGCGTTCTCGCTCATAGGAGAAAACCCCGCTGCATGACCGGCGTATGGGCGCCGAAATCCTCGGGAGCGTTCATCGCGTGCGCTGGAGGGCGGGGAAGGAGGGGCCTGCCGCCGGGCCGCCCCAAGGCAGGCCAGCCCCCTCGGGGGGCAGCGAA